CGGTCCGGTTGACGCGCTCGGACAATTCCTGATAGCGCGCGTCGTAGCTGTCGGGATCGGCGGTCACCGCCGGCAATAACTGATCCTGATAGATCGTCAGTTGCCCATCCTCGTAACCGCGCCGCGCCTTGTGCTCGAAATTCGCCCCGGCGAGCGAATAGCTTCGCGTGTAGCCGGCCAGCCGCACCCGGTATTTCTGCTGCAGCGGCGGTGGTAGCGAGCGGATGTATTGCTCGCCTTCCGGCCCGAAGGTGCCGCCCATGAAGTTCTTGTTGAAGTCCTTGCCGCTCGGGTCGGCGTTCTGCTTCGCCTCCGTCATCCGCTCGTCCATGCGCTGCAGGAACTCGTGCTCCTTGATCTGCGCGTCGAATTCGGCCTGCCGGTCCTGCTCCTCGCGCATCCGCCCGCCGAGCATGGCCAGCGTCGAGCCGAGCCCGGCGAGTTCGCGCCCGATATTGGCGCCGAACTGGTCGCCGGTCGCCTGCCCGACCGGGAACGCCGCGGCCACCCGCTCCCGCGACTGGAAGTATGGGATCGGAATCGCCATGAGCTATTGCATCCAGACGGGCGTGAACGCCCTTTAGACCCACAAATTCGACATTCCGCCGCCGGTCCCGGAGCGCCCGTAGCCGAAGCTGCCGAGGCCTGAGAGCAGCCGCGTCGCCCCGCCGATATAGCCGCCGGTCCTCGCCGCCTCTGCCTCCGCGCGGAATCGCTGCGCATTGTTGAGGTGGCCGATGGCCGCGACGTTGCCCTCGTGCGCGAGCGTCAGCACGTCGAGATCCTGGTTCGCCGCCGACTGCTGCGCGACGTCGAACAGCGAGCCGGAATAGCCGAAGCCGCTTTCGCCGATCGCGGCGCGCTGCAGGCCGAGATTGCGGCGCATCTCGCGTGTCGCCTGCTCGGCCTGGGCTGCACCTTCCTCGCGCCGCTGCTGCGCGAGCTGGGCCTGCACCTGCGCGTTGTAGTTGGCGGCATTGGCCTGCGCCTGGCCGGCATAGATCGAGCCCATCGCCGACATCGCGGCGCCGGCAACTCCCAGCACGGCAGGAAGGAAGGACATCTATCTCACCCGCGCATAGAGCCGGAAGTCGCGGCCCTCGACGAATTTCCGCATCAGCCCCTCGCTTTCAAAGCCGAGCGCATTGACCCAACGATGCGCCCGCTCCCAGCTCTCCTCGACGTGGCATTCGATGCGCGCAAAGCCGGCATCCTCGAGCATGCGCCGCGCCATGGCGGTGATCATCACGCCGCCGACCGGGTCATGCATCGCGCGCTCGCTGAGCAGCGCCCAGGCGGCGGCGTTGCCGCGCCAGCGCACGGCGAGCCCGACCGCGCCGAGCGGCCCGGCCGCATCGTAGGCGACGAAGCCGGGCCCGGCCGCAAGCATCGCCGCGTAATCGGCTTCGCTCGAGCCGGTGGTCAGCAGCGCCGCCGCCTGCCGCGGCTGCGGCCGGATCGCTTGCAGCTCGCCAACCGCGGTGAGCGGACGGATGTCAAGCGTCATTGGTCGACACCTGCGGGACGATCGCTGTCACCGTCATCGGCAGCGGCTGGTCGGCCACGAGGCAGATGTGGCCCTCCCGGCTCCAGTCGCCGTCGAGCGACATGCGGATGTCGCCGGTGAAGAGGTCGGGCGCCTCGTCCATCTCCATGGCGCTCGAGCGATAGAGGATCTCGGACAGCCGGTCGAAGCGCGTGCCGACCCGGCCGCCGAGCGTGGTGTCGAGGCGTAAGACCACTTTCGCGATCCGCTTGATGCGCCCTTGCGCGGTGCCGTCGCTTGCGCCGGCCTCGACCCGCATGGTCTGCAGCCGCGACGCATAGGGGAGCCCGATATGCACCTTGCGCGCGGCCGGCTCGCTCAGCGTCACCTGCCCGCCGAGCACAGTCTGCGGTGGGAGAACCGCGCCGTCGGCGAGGATATGCACGGTTTCTCCATTGAGATGATCGAGCCCGGAAAATACCGTCTGCGGCGCGCCCGCCACGCTGTAGCTGACGCCGCAGTCGACATAGAAGGCATCGTCCTTGCTCGCCCCGCGCGCCAACGGCCGCTCCAGGATCTCGATATAGCGCCTGGTCGTTCCATTGACGGTGCGGCGCACGATCAGCCACAGATCGTCGTGCGTCCCGTCGGGATGCGGGATGGACGCGCAGCTCTCGACGAAGCCGTCGCCGCCGAGCGGATGCCGGTGCCAGCCGACCACGCCGCGGTCGCGGTTGTGGGTAAGCGCATGCAATTCGCCTGCCCCCGTCGCCACCCACAGGATCGAATCCGGCTCCTGCTGGTAGCAGCAGTCGATCACGCCGTTCGCCAGTATGTGGTCGGCGAGGATCGTCAGGTCGGGCGCGACGTAGCGATCCTCCTCCAGCGCGAAGCGGTATTCGTGGATCTTGCGGCCGTGCCGCTGCACGAACAGCGCCACGTTGCCGATGCGGATCGCCTGCAGGCGCTGCGAGCCGACGCTGGTCATCACCACGGCGGTGGCGTTGGTGGAGGAGAACGGCTGGTTTTCGGTCGCGCCGGCAACGATCACCTCGGAGCCGGCGGTGCCGACGGCGAGCGCATTGGCGATCGGCATCATCCAGCGGATCTCGTCGACGCTCTCGGTCGCCATCGCCAGCACCAACGCCGCATCCGGCGTGAAGTCGGGTCCGATCTTGCGGTTGTGGCTGAAGAAGTCGCCGACCTGGGAAGCGTAGATGGTGCGGCCCTTGCCAAAAAATAATCTTTCCTTGTAGAGCGCGGCCGTGGTCGGCCAGCCGTCCGCGTCCGACCACGCCTCGAACGCCCACCACTTGGTCGGGTTGGCGACCACGCCGGCTTGCGGATAGGTTGCGCTCTCGTCCGGCAGCCGTTTGACGACCGTGGCCTGCGCGACGGTGGCCGAGGCGATGGCGGTGATCGCGGCAAGGCCGTAGTTGGAATGCAGATATTCCCAATCGATGACGCCATCGTTGCCGATGCCGCGATCGTGGATCGGCGGCGCCGCGCCGGTCGCGCCGGTGATCGGCCCTCTGCACAGGTAGATGTTGCCGGCGTTGCGTCTGGGGACAACGTCGATGTCGCCTCCCCCGACGCCGAGCCCGGGTTGCCAGGAGCCGACGGCGGCGAGGTTCTCCGGTTCGAGATAGACCAGCTTGCCGATGTCGGCGTCGGTAAACAGCGCCGCCGAAGCGGTGAGCGTGATCGCGCCGGTCGCGGCCGAGGCCACCAGCGTGATCGCCTCGTCGCTGCGCAGGTCGTGGAATGGCCCCTCGAGATTGTCGTACACCGGGAACGTCCAATCGATCGCGCCCGCGCGCCGCAGTTGCCGCGGCTGCTGGTCGCCCTTCACGCTCACCACGAACAGCACGTCGGCCGACTGCACGGTCTGCAATGCGAATGTGCCCTGCGGCGCGATCAGGTCGGCTTCCGCATACGGCGTCGCCACTTCGAGCGGCGCGCCGCCCGACATGAGCGGCGCGCGGTTGACGAACAGGCGTAGGTAATTCTCGCCCCATTCGACGATGTAGCTCTGCTCCTCGTTGAACTGGAACGTCGACAGCCAGGTGCGCTTGCTCTGATCCTTCACCTCGGCGACAAAGCGCGTCCCGCCGCGCCGCACCGCCGGCCCCGGCACGGTCGGGATGAAGTTTTCCAGCGTCTTGGCGCCAGTGAAATACTTCTCCTGGTCGACGCGGCCGTCGATCGCGGGCGAGAATTCGCCGCCGTTAAAGCTCTGCCAAATGGCATATTGCCGCGCCATCTACAGCCGACCCCAAATCCAGGCATCGTCGGGAATCGGCTCCGGCGGATTCTCGATCGCGCCGGCGCGCTTGGCGCGCGTGATGGCGTACTGGAATTCCTTCAGCAGCAATTCGCGCCGGTCGGTCCCGCCCTCGGTCATCGGCACGTTCAATTCGACCGCGAGCTTGCAGGCGAGCGCATTGTCGAACAGCGCGTCCTGCGCCTCCTCGGTGTCGGCGATGTAGATGATCGGCAGCGGCGCGCCCTGGTCGGTGAACACTTGTCCGCCCTCGACATGCCACGGTTGCAGCGGGCCGGTGACATAGGGACGCCGCACCGGGAAGGCGTACCATTCGCCGACGTAGATCAGGCGGATGAAGTCGGCCGGTAGCTGATAGCGCAGCGCATAACCCCAGTCGGGCGGCTCGGCGAGCGCCGGCAGTTTGCAGCGCCGGGTGGCGAAGTTCCAGCCGTACTCGCGCAGCAAGGCGCGCCGCTCGATGTCGTACATGGAATTGACGGCGCGCCCTTCCGGGGTGTCGTCGGTCAGATCGATGATGCGCGCGGCGCCGACCTTGGTCAGCGCGCGGTTGGCGATTGCCGTGCGGGACGCGCTCATGGCTCAGCGCTCCAGATGTTGCGGCTTAGCTCATGATGCGTTCTAAGACGCGCGTAGACGCGCTCATGCCGGCGGCCACCGATCCTCGAGCGCGGCGTTCCTGATCTCCTCGACCAGCCGAGCGAACTCGGCGCGGTCGAGGCCGCCGGTCAAGTCGACGGCGATCTCGACGCCGGCGCCGGCAAGGGTGGCCGTGGCGCTCTCCACCACTGCGGTCTTCTGCCCGCCTTTGGCGAGCCTGTAGAAACGAGCCATGACGATCCTCCTATTAAACCCCCGGCGGGAAATGCGCGTATGGATGCGTGGGCGGAAGCAGGCTTGGCAGGCGCGCATCATGCGCCAGCCAGCCCTCCATTTTTTCTTGATCGGACAGCGAAAGAAGACTGGTCACCAGGATATGGCGCACGATGCCGCTGAGAAGGTTTGTCGCCGTGGTGGCAGTGCTCGCCCCGATGCGCAGCCGGGTCGCGACGGTGTTGAGCGTCGCATCGTCCGTTCCGACCTGCGCGCCGTTCTGGCGCAGCGTGAACAGCATGGCATCGAAGCGAGCGCCCAGGATGCTGAAACTGCCGCTGCCGATGCCGCCGCCGGTGACAATACCGCCGGCCCCATCCTGCATCTGCGCACCGGTGCCCACGCGCCGCACGACACGGAAGCTGTCGGCGCTGCCCCCATATCCGAAAACGGTTATAGTCACCCCGGATATGCGCCGCCACAGCGTCCATACTTCGCACGGCACGGCGGCGACCGGCAGGCTACCGGTCCCGATCAGCGTCAATTCATCGTCGAGGCCGTCGAACGTCACGCCGCCGACACCGTTGAAGGAGGTTGCCGACATCGCCGGCTGCTTGGCCGGGCTCGCCTGCACGGGCGTATTGCCGGCAATGCGGTCGGCCCATGCGCTAACCGGCGTCTCACCCAAGTCGTCGGCGTTCCACCACGCCAGCAGACCCGCGCCGAGATCGGCCGGCGTCCACAGCGTGGCCGGGGCATCGGGCCAGTAGCCTTCGTCGATATGCTGGCGCAGGTCGGTGAGGAGACGCACGAACTCGGCCGTGCTCATGCCGTCGGCGTCGACCGCGATCTCGACGCTGCCGCCCTGCGCGGAAGCCGCCGCCACGACGGCGGTTTTCTGGCCTCCCTGCGACAGGCTGAAGTAGCGCACGGTCACGGGCGAGCTTCCTTCAGAATTTGGCACCGAGCGCGCGCCAGCGATTGTTCATCTTCATCAGTTGCAAGGTCTCGACACCGTTCAGCGTCACATCCACTCCACCTGAGAACGTGAACCTGTTCGTGCCTGTGGAGGAGGCGCTGTCGTGCTTCAGGGTGATCGCGGTCGAGGTCGTATTATGCAGGATGAGGATGCGCCCGGCATTGCCGCCCTCCGGCGCCACTCCGGTGATGTTCACCGGCGTCGTCGCACTGATCAGCCAGACGGCAGCTGCCGCCCCGGCGTCCGGCGCCCAGTTGTTCACGTCGGCGCCGAGGGCGGCTGGCGTTATGATGGTGGAGAGCCGTACGTAGCCGGTAAAGATCGGATTGGCGAGCGGCGCCTTCAGCGCCAGGTCGCTGACCAGGTTGGTGACATCGGCCTGCGCGTGCGTGTGCGCCGCCGTCACATAGCCCTGCGCCTTCACGAACGCCGTGGTCGCGATGCTGGTGTCGTTGTCGGCTGCGGCCGGCGTCGGCGCCTGCGGATCGCCGGTGAATACCGGCGAGGCGAGCGGGGCCTTGAGATCGAGCGCTGCCTGCGTGGCGTCGCCGATCGGCTTGTCGGCGTCGCTGGTATTGTCGACATTGCCAAGACCCACCTGCGGCGCCGTCACCGCATGCGGGTTGTCGGTGCGCAGCCGCGCATAGCCCGGGAAGCCTTCGCGGGCGCGCGAGGTGTAGGGAACATCGCTCGACCAGTGCCGGCTCGGCATTCGCTTGCCTCCAGGCAAAAAGATGGGGGCGCAAAGGCAGAGCGCCCCCAGTCTGGCACTAACGAAAGGGCGTTCACGCCCGTCTTGACGTTTATTGCGTGTATTTGACCGATACGGCGATCGTGCCGGTGGCGTCGGCCGCCGCGGTGAGCGTGAGCGCCAGGTCGTAGTTGCGGCCCGGGTCCGACGTGAGCCCGAGCTTCTGCCATACCGCCTGTGTCGAGGTGGCGACGGTATAGACGCCAGACTCGTACATCTGGTTGGTGCCGGCAACGATCGCCGCCGAACCGAGCGCCAGCGCCGAACAGAACAGATCGACGTCGGCCGCAGCGCCGCCGTTCTGCGTCGTCTGGTACAGCCCGAGATCGCCGGCCGTGGTGGTGCCGATGTCGGGCGCTTCGATGCCGACATGCTTTATGACGGCATTGGAGGGGACTTCGCAGATCAAGTATTTCGAGGCGATGCTGTCGCCCGACGTGATGGCGACGGTACCGACGCTTTCCTTGAGGTTGGCGCCCGTGAGCGCGCCAGAGCTCAAGACCACCGGCGAAGCATCGCGGTTCGAGATCTGTGTGGATTTTACCGTAACGACTGCCATGGGTGCCTCCTATTCCGCACAGATGATTTCGACGACCTTGCCTTCCTCCAGCCGCGTCGCGCCGATGGTGGCGACGGAATAGAGTTGGTAAGGCTCGTTGCGCAGGTCGTGGCGGGTCGACACCGAGTGCCGGATATCCTGCCAGGTGCCGAGATGCATGCCCGACTTCGCCCACGCCGGCACGCGCCGGAACGTGCTCGTGTTGAGCCCGAGCCGCTGCGTGTTGACGAAATTGAACCCCATGAACGAGGTGATCCGTCCGTCCACCAGCACCGGCCGCGTATTGTAGTCGAGCGAGATCGCCTGCTGCTCGCCGAGCAGGTCGTCATGCTGCTGCGCCGTGATCGCGACGTAGAGCGTGTCGGCCTCGATGTCGACCTCGTTGGTCATCAGCAACCGCTTGGCCTCGCGCAATTTGGCGATGGTCAAGCCGGTATTGCTGGCGCCCCCGTAGTCGACGGCGACTTGATTGGCGGCAGGGAAGGACGTCGTGGTGGCGCCGGTTTCCCCGGTCTTGGCGTCGCCGAAGAAGGCGGCGATGATCTCATCGTCCATGGCGCGGCCGAGCGCATAGGTCGCGTTCTCGGTATAGGCCGATTTCGGATCGATGATCAGCCGCAGCATATCGAGCGTGTCGATCAGCTGCGGAACGTCGTAGTCGGCGGGGAACACCCAGCGCCGGTCGGTGGGAGCGTCGATGCGCGGCATCGGCGCGAACCGCGAGGAGACGCGGGTTGCCGCAATGGCGCCGATCTGGTCGACCGGCGAGGCCTGCTTGCCGACCGCAGAACCGTTCATCACGGTGTTGCGGAGCTTGCTTCCTTTCTGCTGCAGCAGCAGGTCGACGTTCGTGGAGAACGTCGAGACGTAGTTGTTGATGAGATTGGCAGACATTCCTGCCCTCCGATGAACTGAGTTGCGTTCGTCGAAGGGGTTGCCCGCCGAGCTAGCGGACCAGCCGATCAAGGCCGGTTGCCCGCATCGTCACGGACCCGTTCTCGGCGCCTTACGCTGCGCCGTCGTCTCGCCGCGTCTGTTCCGCGGATGTCAGCGGGGCCTTGCGGCTTGTCCGCTTGTAGACTGGCCGCTTGCGCCGGCTATGCACGGCGGGGCCTTCCGGCTTGTCCGCCGCGTCGTCGACCCAAGCTTCCAGAATTCTCGCTCGCTCGATCAATTGCTCGGGCGCAAGATCGTGCCGGTGCACCAGCGTCAGCAGCGCGAGCCGCGTCCTGCTCATGTATGCGCGCTCATGCCGTCCCGCCGCCGGCGATGGTTTGCAGCCGCTGCATCTCCTCGATCGCCGGCGCGCGCACGCGCGGGTCGTCGGAGAGATAGCGCGTCGTCCACTCGCGGCTGGTCGTCAGTTCCTTGATCTTCGCCTTCGCCGCTTCCGCGGTCATCAGCATGTGCGCCCGCTGCGGGTTGTTGGGGAAGGTATCCTCCGCGACCTCATGCGCGCGCTTGTGCAGGATTTCCAGGAACCGCTTGGTGCCGAGCGCGCGCTCGATCGCGAACCGCTCCGGGTCGGAAAGGCCGTCGTGGTCGAGCACCCGCTTCATCATCGTCATTGAGCGCTCGTAGGCCTGCCCCTGCCGGCGCTCGAACTCGGACCATTCCTGGCCGGCTTGCGCCTCGAATACCTCCTGCGCCGCGCGCTGCTGCTCGGCGGCGTAGCTCTGGTATTGCGCGCTGAGCCGCTCGGCCTGCCGCTTCGACAGGCCCGCCTCGTGGAACGTCTGCTCGGCCCACGCCGCGAAGCCCTTGTCGGCGCCTTCGATCGCCGAGAACCCGTAGCCGTCCGCCTTCTCCGGCCGCCCGAGCCGGTTGTAGAGCGTGTCCCAGCCGGCGACGTCCTCCGCGCTTCCCGGCACGATCACGCGCTCCTCCGAGCCGAGCAGCCGTTCGAGGTTGCGGTATGCGGCAATCGCCGTCGGCGCGTCGGCGAAGTTCTTGGCGCCGAGCCACGTCAGCGTATCGGCGTCTTGGATGCCTAGCTTGCCGTACCAGGCGCCCTCCGGCGCTGCCGTTGGCGCCGGCGTGCCGCTTGCCGTCGCGCTGGGCGCCGCCGCCGATGGCGCGCCGCCGCTCGTCAACAGCGACGACGGTGAAGGCGCAGCCGGTGTCGTCGGAGCCGCCGGAGCGGACGCCGTTGCCGTATCGGACATTGTCAGACTTCCTCTTTCTCCGGCTCAGCGGTTTCGATCAGCCGCCGCAGTTCGGCGTCCGGCTTGAGCCGGTTCATGATATGCAGCCAGACTTGCCGACGCCCCTCCAGCGCAGCCATCTCCAGGGCCGCGTTGGTCCCGTCGATCGCGGTGGTGCGGTCGACGCAGCAGAACCGCCGCAGGTCGGCCATCACGATCGCCGCCGGCGGCGTCAGCTCGCCCCGGTCGCCGACCAGGATCGAACGCCAGCACGACTTGAGGCGCCAGCGCGAGCGCACGAAGTCGAGCACTAGCTACCCGCCTTGCGCGATCTGCATCGTCTCGGCGGAGAGCTTGCCGGCCTGGGCGATGTCGCGCGCCGCCGTCGCGCCCGCCGGCACCGCGGCCGCCATCTGCATCAGCGCCGCCTGCTGGGCCAGTGCCTCCATCTCGGCCGGCGAGCGCAGCGTCTTCGGCGGCAGCCCGTGCGCGTCGGCGAGCATGTTCAAGACCTCGTCGGCGTTGAACCGCTGCATCACCTCCGGGTTGATCTGCGCCAAGGGCGCGATGCCCTCGAACGTGCGCTGCAACGCGAGCGCGTCGCCCGCGCGCTGCGCCCGCGTCAGCGGCGTCTCGTACTGGATCTCCAGGCCGCCGCTCTCGAGCAGGATTTCCGGTGGCTGCGGCGCGGCATTGGCCGCGGTGATGATGTCGAGCTCGCGCTGAATGACCGGATCGAGGATCTCGGCCTGGATGCGGCCCGCCACCGGCGAGAGCAAAATTCCTTTCTCCTGCGCGCGCATCAGCACCTCGGTCGCCGTCATCTGCGGATTGTCGATCAATATCTGGAACACGGTGACGAAGAACGCGCGGTTGATCGCCTCGCGCACCTGCTGCATCACCTCAAACGCGACCTGGAACTCGCCTTTCAATTGCAGCGGCTGCACCAGCGCGCGGCCCTGCTCGTCGACCCCGCCGTAATTGAGCGCATCGGGCCGCACCTGGAACGCGCGGATCGTGTCGGCGTCCGGCAACAGGAGCGGCGGCGACACCGAGAGCTGCGCGCCCTTGATCACCGTCTTCGCCATCTCGTTGATCATCTTGATCGAGGCGAGCACGTTGATCGCCGGCGAGCGTCCGTACACCTCGCGCGGCGTCGTCTGGTAGCGCCCGACGCAATACGGCATCGTGCGGTAGCCGCCCTCCTGCACGATCGTCTGCCCGGTTATCGAGACGTGGTAGGAGGCGAACGGCATCCCCCGATAGTTGCGCATGCCGCGCTTGATCTCGGCATTCGGCTTGACGCAATGGATGAACTCGAACTCGTGCTCGGGCTCGCGCTCCGCCCGCGTCTTGATCTCATCGGGACAGTTCTCGCCGTAGGCCTGCACCGCCTGGCGCGCGGTGTACTTGAACTTGCGATGCACCTTGTCGATCTGCCCGACCGCGTTCTCGGCCAAGTACATCTCGACCACGTCGATCGCCTCGTAGCGCGTGCCGACGCCGGGCACCTCGTCGACCAACAGGCAGCCCGGGCCGAACACGCCCATCTCCATGAACACTTCCGCCATCTGGCCGGCGAAGTTGGCGGCCGGGCGGTAGCGCATGGCGAACACCTGGTCGGCGAGCGCGTCCATGTAGCGCGCGACCTCGGGCTGGTCGTTGAGCGCCTCGTCGCGCACCCGGAACGTGTGCCATTTCTGCGAACGCGGGCAGCACACGCTCTCCATCGCGGCGGCGAACACTTCCAGCGCCATCGGCGCGGTACTGTCGAACATCAGTTCGTCGCGCCGCGCCGCCGGCGTGCGCCAGTTGCCGGCGGTGACGTCGGCGAGGCGCGGGAGCACGCGCCGCGCGGCATCGTCCCACAGGCCTTCCCAGACGGCGCGATCGGCCGCCATGCGCTCCTGGTCGCGGATCACCTCGCCCGCGCGATCGTCAGGCACTCATGCCCCCCTTTCGCGAGGCGCGGCCATCATCGCGCGGCGGCGGCGCATCTTCCGGCACAGGCCCGCGCACCAGCTGTATCATCGCGCGCAACTCTTCCAGCTCCCAGGCCGGGCGGTTGCCCACCATCCGCTGATCGCGCTGCGCTCGCCAGTATGCAGCCCCAGGAATGTCGACCATCAGCCGACCCCGCCTGAGATGCCGCCGCCGCGGCCATTGTAGAGCTGCGAGCGCGGGCCGAGCCCGCCGAGGTTCGGCAGCCCGCTCTCGCTGGTCAGCACGGTCGCTGCCTGTCCGCGCCGCGCCGTGTTGTAGCGCTCGCGCGCGCGCATCTGCGCCTCGTCGATGCGCGGCGGCGGCGGCGGCGCGATCGGCGCCGGAATGCTCGGCGGTCTCAGGAAGCCCATGGCGTCATCCCTTCAGTCGAACAGTGTTTTCTGACCAGGAACATCGATGGCTGCTTTTCTTCGACCTGTTCTTCTCTTTCTGAGTTTCTTCGGCTTAGTGAACACGCCTTGTTCTTTGAGTTTTGCGCGCATCAAATGAAAATGCTGAAACGTCGGCGTGCATGCTGCCCGAAACTCTGGATCGGCCGTCAGCTTCTTGTGAACCGCCAATGATACCGGCAAGGCATTTTCAATGCGATTGTATTGCGGCCCATGCCAATGATCGACTTCCGATACATCGGGGAGACGATTACCCTTGTCATCCGTGAGATGGGTTGTCCGATCAATCGGACATCTTCCGCCAAATTCCAGATGCACCACGAAATAACAAATCCGCTCGTCTTCGTCGTTGAACCGTCGCGGCTGCGGTAACCGCGCCTTTTCCTGCCATTGTTTCACAGCAATAACGTTGCCGTGCGTCTCATGCGTGAGCCGATGTACGTCAACCAAAATACGCTCATGTTGATCGAGCCTCTGGTCATGATGATCGACCCGCCGTTCCAGCGCCTCGATCATCTTCAGTTCAACTTGCGTGGACAATGCGCCAGAATGCCGGCGTTCCATATGCGAACGCACGACTTCGTTGCACCACGCATGAAACTCAGGCGAAAGGTATTTTGCATAGGCCATGCCAATCTGCCAATGCGCCCAGGTTCCGCCGTCGCGGCCACGTTCAGCAATTATAATATGCTCTGTAGGCATATTTAATTGTTCAGCAATAAACGCAATGAATTGAGCACCTTCCTTACGCGTCCAATCTGCAGGTCGCTTGTTCTCATCCGCCCCAGCCGCCCGCCACATGTCCGTCAGGCACAAGTGATCACCGCGGTCCCCGATCTTGAGGCCCGCATAAACCAACTCGAACGATGGCATTATTTGCCTCTAGACGTTTCCTACCCGAAGATCGAATAGCCCTCGGCGACCTCGGGCCGCTGCGTGCGGCCGATCGACGGCGTCTTGAGCCCATGCGCGAGATAGCGAAAGGCGTCCGCGTAATGCGAGCACCAGTTATGCAGAGGATGATCGGCGAACACCCGCAGCCGCTCGTCCCACTTGCGCTCATACTGCCGCAGCGCGGAAATGCCGTCCTTGCATTTCTCGGCGTCGAATACGCAGCGGTTCAGCAATGCACGCACTGCGTTGATGCCATCGTCGACCTTGTACATCGGTAGCACCGTGCCGCGGATGCCGAGCCCGGCGAGATGTTTCACCCGCGTCGTCCCGGTGATCAGCTCCGAGGCCTCCGCATCGTGCGGCAGGATATGGTTGTCGTATGCGTAAGGCTTGGACCGCAATACCTTGGCGTAATGGTCCAAGCCATATCCCCTGTTGGCGTAGCAGTCGATCACCCGCACCTCGCGCCCGACCTGCTGCACGAACCAGATCGCGGTGTCGTCGCCGATGCCGAGATCCCAAGCCGTCGTCACCGCGTGCCCAGCATCGTAGGGCACGCGCGTAAGCTGCCCGTTCTTCTCCATCTGCACGAACTGCGAGCCGTAGTACGAACCGCGGATGATGGCATCGAACGAACAATAGTATTCCTGGCGGATGAAGACGCTGGCATCCTCGACATTGCCAAATTCGTCCGCCATCTCGCGCCGCTCGCGCTCGACCACATGCAGCGGTATCGCGCGGGTGTCCTCGACCGAGAGCAGCTGCGCGAACCAGTCCGGCTCGCGCCGCGCCATCGCGTAGATATCGGCGCCATGGTTCCTGCCCCTCGGCGTGTAGATGAAGACCGCCCAGCCGCCGTTCTCGGCGAGGATCGGTCGCACGTAGGACCACGCCGTCGGATCAGCCAGCGCGTATTCGCTAAACACCACGCCGACCGGGTTCGCACCCACCAGGTTGTCGTAGTTGTCGGACCCGACGCATTGCCAGATCGAGCCGTTGATGAGCTCGATCTTCATCTCCTGGTCGTTGGTCTTGGCGCGCAAATCGGCCGGGAATGCCTGCTCGATGAAGCGGACGCCGCTCGAGGCGATCCCGTCCCAGACGATCTTGCGCACCTGGCGCTGCGTCGGCGCCATGTGCCAGTAGAGCCCGACGCGCTGCGCCGCCGACACGGCGGTCCAGTTGAGCGTCATCGAATCCTTACCGGCGCGGCGATGCCAGACCAGCACGGCGCGCTTGCCGCCGTTCTGTAGATAGCACCATGCCGGCAATTGGTAGCTGCGCGGATCCCACTCGTTGGGCAGCGTGAGGGTCTTAGCCGGCTGCTCATTCATCGTAACGCTTGATCGCCGGGCCGCCGCCGTTGTGATCGTGGCCGTTGCTGTTGTGCTCGAGCAGTTCGCCCTCGATCAATGTGCCGCCGTTGCTGTGAGCGTTGGCTGCAACATTGATGATGAATTGCTTGACCTCCAGCTTGAGGCCGCCGCCGTTGCCGCGGTAATCGATGGTGGCGAGGCGCGGGTGCAGATACGGGGCAGCCGACTTGGCCATGTCGTCGCGACGCCGCACGGCCGCCATGGGATCGCGCATCACGAGAAGCATGTAATCGATCGGCAGCAGGCCTGCCGAGGCTTGCGCGGCCTCGATTGCTTCCTCGGTTGCAGCGATGATCCTTGGTTTGTTGCCGGTGCCTTTTTGCCGCCCGCCGGTTTTTCGACCGAGGGCCATGGGGCCGCGCTCCTTCTAACCCATCTAACTTATCTATCTGCCAAGCGGGTTTTATCTATTTCGGTCTACTTCCGCAGATAGGCGATGGCAACGGCGATGGTAGCGAGGACGGCAGCGACGGCGAGCCAGGTGAGGATGTCGATGGCATCCACCGGCTCACTTTCCCCTGCCTTTTGGCGCCGGCGCCCTTGTAACAATACGTGAATAGACATTCGTACACCAACCGTGTACGGATACTGCCATCGCGGCGGGGATGGCCCGCCGCAAGAGGGAAGGAGCCCTGGCAATGGCACTCAATGGCATCTTGACCGACGCTGAAGTCGCCCGGTTCGTCGCCGCGGTATGTGAGCTGCGCGGCGAGGAAGCCGCCCCGGCCAACGCTATCGGCCTTTCCGCTGACGACGTGGTTGACGCGCGCGAAGCCGCCGCCGACTTCATCGCCAAGTATGGCCAGCCCAATGAGCGGGACGACATCGACGGTCTCGATATCCTGGTCTGGCGCGGCGTCCAGCGCTTCAAGGGCGACACTCGCAGGAACATCACGTTAGCCGAGTTTGACGGACGGGTGGCCGTGATCGTCGAATGACCACCTTCGCCCTTTTGTGCAACCGCTGCGGTCTCTCGCTTCGGGAGGCCGCAGATTTTCTCGGCGTCCGCCAAGACACCGTGCGTTCGTGGTCGACGGGCCGCCGCGGCGCGCCAGCGAGTGCGATCGAGGAGCTGCGCGCGCTGTACGCCAAAATCGAAAGGGCGGCCGGCGAGGCTGTCGCGATGGCGCGCAAGGCGCGGGGCGCCACCATCGAGCTCGGTATCGCGGCCGACGATCACGAGGCCCGATCGCTCGGCTGGCCTTGCGTCGGCGCGCAGGCGGCCTCGCTCGGCCTCGTGGCGGCCCGACTCGGCGCGAGCGTGGTGATCGTACCGCGCGGTTCCACCGGCGCGACGGCGGCAGCCGCCGACATTCACGAAACCCGCTGAACGGTTCATTTACCCCTGCCTTTTGCACCGCCCTTGCGCTCGGGGAGGCGAGCGGGCGGTTTGTGGGAGGTGTATTCCTTGCCGACCGATTTCGGGATGCCGAGGGTCGAGCGGCCGTGGGCGGCGGCCTGCATGGCGCGGAGCTGGGCTTTGGATTTTACGGGCATGGTCGAGGCTCCGTGTTCTGAGCGAGCCGGACGGGGTGGGGGGAAAGGGAATTCGTCCGGCCCGCTCTGTTGCCCGACAGTTGCGGCATGGACTTGGGGAGGGACCATGCGCGGTCGGGAAACAAAAAACCCCCGCGGAAACGCGAGGGCCATAGAACTGCATCTTGGCGTTTTTAGCCTCACTTACCCTACACGGTCAAGCGGTGGCGTAGCCGAGCGCACAGGCGGCAAGCTCCAGGGCCTGCCGGAACTGCTCGGCGAACACCTTGAGCTGCCGCTCGGTGGTATAGCCGCGCTTGGCGCCTGCGTCGTAGACGAACATCCGCTCCGCCAGCACGTCGCGCAGCAGGAAGAACCGGCGCGGCCCGATCTCGGTCCGCAGCTTGCGCAGCTCGGCCATCGCCCAGCACACCCGGTCGCCGATGGTGGAGACCGCCACGGCGCCGCCGTCGACCGGCGTCTGCGTGGTGTCGACCGCGCCGACGCGGCCGAGCTCGGCGACCTCGAACAATTCCTGCACATGCCGGCCGGCGGCATACTGCGCCTGGTCGATATGGCCGCGGCGGAACAGCCGGCCGAGCGGGTCGTCGCGCAGCGAGGCGAGCGCGAGGATGCGCCCGCCCGGCTCGTAGGGATCGTCGGCCTCGATGGTGGCGACGTCGGCGTTGTAGGGCGGCGCCGCGCGGCGGTCGGGGAGGGATTGTAGTTTACCCATGGGATCGCTCGGCTTCGTCGGTTCTCTCGTGCCGGACGGCTCGCTCATTGTCGACGGTTCTCTCCGCGGATTCGGCTCGCTCCCTGCAGACGGTTCTCTCGAACATGACGGCTCGCTCTTGCACTTCGGTTCTCACCATCGGTTCGGCTCGCTCCTGCATCCCGGTTCTCTCGCTATCGTCGGCTCGCTCGCTTGCAACGGTTCTCTCGCATGCAACGGCTCGCTCTCATGTTGCGGTTCTCTCTCAAGACACGGCTCGTTATGTCAGCGATCCAGTTGATGGACCACCGATACTTTCCAATCTTTCTTGTCGCAGTAATCGCGCACGCGGTCACGCGACCAGCGCCGCATGTATTTCACGATATCGGCCGCTTCCACGACGCGATCG